GGTTCCGGCCGCAATTTTTTTGTGCGAGTTTCTTTGTAAAACTTAAAGGAAACTTAAATTAGGGCATAAAAATTTGTGCAAATTTTTATTTACAACTATTTATAGCAATATAAAAAAGTATTTATGAAAACACACAACAAATCTAAAATTAAAAAAATCGAAACTGCAGTATCGGCCCTTGCAAAACATCTCGGATGTTCTGAAGATGACCTAAACGAAAAAAATTACGACTTTTATGGTCTTTCTATTTTTTCTTATGGTCGTTCAGAATATGCAGTTGGAACAGATGAAGAAGCCGACAGCGCTTGTGCAGAATACATCAAAGAATCAGCTTGGGCTTTCCGGGCACAGTTCATAGCTTCGGAATGTGGAATGCCAGAAGCAGAGGAAATTATTGAAGCCGCACAGCAAAAATGCGAAGGATCGAATGATGCAATTCTAGCAATCATTAAAGGCTCCTGTGGCATTAACTCATTTATTGAATCGGCTATTTCAGCAGATGGCCGAGGACATTTCCTTTCATCTTATGATGGAAATGAGTCTGAAGAAAACGGTTTTTATATTTACAGGATCAACTAATGACAATCGAACAGCTATCTAAAAAACGCAAAGAAAAAGTATTTTATAAAATACAAGTGTTTGAAAAACTATACTGGAAAGAATTGCCAAAGATTTATGGCGAACAGGAACTTGCACGAACCTCTGCATTTAATTTCCCCAAATGCAGAATAGTAAAAAGAACAGACAAGGGCTGGGAAATAATGGAGACCATTGAAAGATGAAATACCCAACATTGCTAAATAAAAAACTAGCCGAACTTATCCCGGCTAAATATAACCCAAGGAAAATTACGGATGAGGCATTGGGTAGGCTTACAAAAAGCCTAGCCGAACTTGGAAATCTTCAGCCTATCACTTGGAATGCTAAAACCGGGAATATCGTTGGAGGGCATCAAAGGCTAAAATGCTATCAAGCAATGGGGAAAGAAGAAGTAGAAGTGTGGGCAGTATGGCTAGATGAGGCAAAAGAAAAAGCGGCGAATATTGCTCTAAACAAATTAAGCGGCGAGTTCGACATGGTATCGTTAAAAGATTTAATCGAAGAAATTGATACAGGGGAGATTGATTTAGAGATTACAGGATTTGCTCAAACAGAACTTGAGCAAATTATGTCTTACTTCAAAGATCCAAACAACCCGGAAGAAGAATGGAAAGAAATGCCGGAATTTGACCAAAATGATAAAAATGCTTTTAAGGAAGTAAATGTTAAATTTATGAACGATTCTGATTACAAGGCTTTTGCAAGTTTAATAAAACAAAATTTAACGCCAGAAACAAAATCAATTTGGTTCCCAAAGCAAGACCAAGATCAAACAAATAGAAATTATGTCTACGGAACAAAAGAATAATCCACAATTCCCGGTTTATGTAATTTCTAAAGGCAGATGGGAATCTAGGCTTACATCTAAAGCCCTAGAAGAAATCAATGTGCCATATAGAATTGTAATTGAACCACAGGAATATATTAAGTATGCAGAGCATATTTCACCTAATAAAATTTTAACATTACCGTTTAGAAATCTTGGGCAGGGATCAATCCCGGCAAGGAATTGGGTATGGGAGCATTCGATTAAAGAAGGGCATACACATCATTGGATTTTAGATGATAACATTGCTTGGTTTGCAAGAATACACAAAAACAAAAAAACAAGAGTTTCAAATGGGCTATGTTTTAAGATAACAGAAGATTTTACGCTACGATATACAAATGTAGCCCTATCCGGGCTACAATATGAAATGTTTGTTATTGCCACCCAAAAAGCAAAACCAGTTATATTTAATACAAGAATTTATTCCTGTATTTTAATTAGGAACGATATTCCTTTTCGTTGGATGGGAAAATATAATGAAGATACAGATTTAAGCATTGGGGCATTAAAGCAAGGATGGTGTACAATCCTAATGCAAGCATTCGTATGTAAAAAAATGACAACTATGAAAATGAAGGGCGGGAATACAGACTTGCTATACAAACAGAATAAGGGATTTGATGGCAGACTTGAAATGGCAAAATCGCTTCAAAGGCAACACCCGGAGATTACAACTATAAAGTGGAAATGGGGAAGATGGCAACATGAGGTGGATTATTCCTGTTTTAAGAAAAATAAACTAATAAAAAAAGAAGGATTACAGCTTGATAATAGAGTTAATAATTACGGATTAGAATTATTGCCAAAATGAAATTGAGTTATGTTGCAAAAAGAACTTTCAGAAAAATGGGGGCTATCAAAAGGGCAAATATCAAAAATGGTAAGAGCCGGGATGCCTCTTTCATCAGAAGCAGAGGCAATGAGATGGAGGATTGCAAATCAAAAATCCTCTATGAGAACAGCCCCATTGCTCCAAAAAGAGAACGAAGAACCAGAACCTCAAAATATAGCCGATGAAAATTTGTCCGCTCTTAATACGCTGGGAAGGCTCCTTCGGGCGCAACGGATGGAGGTTGCGGCATTTAGGCTTATGGTGCGAGCGGCGAAAGAATCAAACCCGATTGCTACCAGAGCCGCCATTCATGCTTACGAGCGAGCGCAGAAAGTTGTTCGCCAAGCCGAGATAGACCACAATGAGGAACAGGCTCACCTTCGACAAACACTTTCGACTGACGAAGTTCAAGAAACTTTCACGAAATACCTTGGCGGGATTCGTGCATTATTGGATGCAATGCCATCGTCAATCTGTTCAAGAGCAAACCCAAGCGACCCCGAATGTGCCAAGCAAGCGATCGAGGATGGAGTGAATCAGATATTCCTAGCCATTCAAAAGGCAGAAGGGGCTTTCAAATGACCAAGGTTCTTGTAATTATTTGAATACTCCACAAAACCCAAACAAAAATAAATATGAATATTATTGAAACAAATCTAAAAGAAGTTAAGAAATGGCCGGATATGGATGGAATAAAAACAGACCCACGGCTAATTCAAATTAGACAAGACTATTCCAAAAATCACGGCTCCTTTGAGCCAAAGGAATTTCAGTTTGCAATAGTAGAAGATGAAGATGGAAAGCATTACGCCATCACCTCTAAGTTTGGCCCAATATGCGCCAATACCACAGATAGAGGGCAAGCGGAAAGCCTTTTTAGGTTGCTTGCTCAAGACTCCAAAAACAAGGATGCCATATTCACTCTTTGGGAATATCCGAAAAAAGCTGTTTCGCTTGTTGCCCCCAAATGAACGACCCGCTTGTAATTTTCCTTGGGATGTTTGCCTTGGCCTGCATTCTTCTTTCAATGACAGAATGAAACGCTCCCCACTTAAAAGAAAAACCCGATTGAAAAGGGGTGGCAGACTGCGGCCAGTATCAAAGAAAAGAGCAGGGGAAAATCGTGCCTATACTTGGCTTCGGGAATGGTATTTAGAGCAGAACCCGGCTTGCGAAATCTGCGGAAAGAAAGCAACGCAGATTCACCATAAGCGAGGTCGATTTGGGGCAAGGCTAAATGAAAAGGAATATTTTATGGCGATCTGTATGGCTTGCCATGATTGGATTCATAAAAACCCAATGGAAGCCTATGCCAAGGGCTATATGCTTTTAAGATGAATGAAAACAGAGGAACGAATCAAATCCTTGTTTATACCAAGGAAAAAACTTTCCATTCCAGAATGGTGTGAGGCCAATCTCACCCTCTCGGCTAGGGTTACAAACATACCCGGCCCATATTCAACCACGCTCACGCCCTATGTAAAAGAGCCGCTAGAGGCTTTCGGGAATGATTCAATTCGCAGGGTGACGCTTGTTTGGGGAGCGCAGACATCCAAGACAACCACGATCCTTGCTGGGTTAGCGTATAGGCTTGCGGAGCGGCCTTGCCCTTCTTTGTGGGTTATGCCTAGCGAGCAACTAGCAAGGAGCTTTAGCGAAACCCGCTGGCTTCCGATGGTGGATGACTGCCCATCTCTAGCAAAAGAACGCCCGATTGATACCGACAAAATCAAAATTCTAGAGCAACACTTCCAGAAAATGTCGCTATGGTTTGTCGGATCGAACAGCCCCGCCAATCTTTCTAGTCGGTCAGTCTCGCTTCTAATGCTCGATGAGGTGGACAAATTTTCCGATGGCTCCTCATCGAAGGAGGCCGGAGCATTGCAATTAGCTGAAGCTAGGGTTGCGACCTATCCAAACCACCTAATCATCTCAACCAGCACCCCCACAACCGCAGACTCAATTATATGGGCGGAATGGCTAAAGGGGGATATGCGGTTCTATTTTGTTCCCTGCCCCCATTGCGGACACAAGCAGAAGCTACTTTGGGAACAGGTCAAATGGGACAAGGCCGCAAAACTAAGCGACACAGAATGGGATTTTGGGCTGGTAAAATCATCAGCCTTTTATGAGTGCGTAGAGTGCAAGGGACAGATTCGAGACGGACAAAAGACAAAGATGCTTCGGGATGGGGAATGGATTGCCACAAACCCAAAGGGCGAGCCGGGGCGCAGAAGCTACCACCTCAACGGCCTATACGCTCCTTGGGTTACTTTCGGCTCGCTGGCGGTGAAATGGCTACAAGATAAAAACGGAATCTTGGGATTGCAGGATTTTGTAAACCGCATCTTGGCGGAGCCTTGGTTGGAGCATGAAACAGAGCGTGTAGAGATAAAGCCCGGAGCCTACAAGATGGGAGAGATTCGCATGGGCGAGTTCCCTGTAATGTCTTGCGACATCCAAGAGGCAGGGGGCTTCCACGCTTGGGCTATCGTTAGGGCTTGGGATACAGAAGGAAAATCTAGGC